ACGCGCGGCCCGCGGCGACGGCCAGGGCCCGGCCGCGCAAAGTAATTAGGGCCTCGATCAAAAAAGGTACTGTGCCAACGATCGCGGCCGCCGCGGGTAACGCGCAACGGCGGGGGAGGTTCAGCGACAGAAAAAAATTTTCGTTTCAACAACAACGCTTTTTTTTTCTTTGGAGGTGAATCGAATCATGTGGCAAATCGGTTTGTTGATCGCGGCGTTCGTCGTTTTTGTGATCGAGGCCGTGCGAACTAAATCACTAATCGCCGCGGGCCTGGCTTTGTTCGCCGGTGCCGAGCTCGCCGGGCGCATTTTGAGATAAGGCCAAAACGAGGCCCAAAAGGCGAGGGCAATTGCCTTGCCCGATCAAAACAAATCGTTTCTAGGGCGATTATGGGCGAGAATTTTCGCCTCTTTCGGCAAAATGAGGGCATGCGGGCCAACCGGGCAAAAACGGCGTCGATCTCGGCGCTACACCGGCGCACGGGCCTATCGCGAGCCACAATTGCCGAGCGCCTCGATCGTGCGGGCCTCAAACCGAAGAGTAACAAGCCGCGCGAAAAGTTATACGACGCCGATCGCGCCGCGGCCATCCTGGCGGCCGGTGATAACGGCCACGAGTCGACAAGCCTCAACGAAGCCAGGCGCAAAAAAACGATCGCCGAGGCCGCGCGGATCACGCTCAAACTCGAACGCGAGCGCGGCGAGCTCGTGCCGCTTAGTGAGATCCGCGAGCACCTCTTCGAGTTCATCAAAGCTTTACACTTGCGAATCGCCAGGCGCTACCCGCGCGAGAATGCGCGTCGCTTGCGAAAATGCCGCAACGACGCCGATCTCGCTCATACCCTCGAAGTCGATCTCGATCTAATTTTCGACGAACTCAAGCGAAGTTATCCGCGCATGTTTTGATCCAATGACACCGGCCGCCGCTTTACTTTCGCCCGACGCTTTGATCCGCGAGGCGCTTCTCGCCGCCATACCGGATCGGCGGCTTACCGTGCCCGAGTGGGCCGATACTTATCGAATCGTGAGCCAGGGGCCCGAACTCGGCGCGAAATGGAATACGAACCGCGTGCCGTTTCTGCGCGAGATCCTCGAATGCGCGACCGATCGGCGAGTGCGCGAGATCGTTTTGTGGTCGAGTTCGCGCGTCGGCAAAACCGAGGGCGTGCTTAACAATCTCGTCGGCTATTACATGCACGTCGATCCGTGCCCGATCATGGTGGTACAACCGACGCTCGACATGGCCGAGAAATACTCGCGCGATCGCCTCACCGGCTTAATTCGCGAGACGCCGGTGTTAAGAGATCTCGTCGAGGATCCGCGCACGCGCGACTCGGGTAACACGCTACTCCACAAAACATTTCGCGGCGGCCATATTTCGATCGTCGGCGCGAACTCACCCGTGGGCCTGGCTTCGGAAGATATCCGCGTTCTGTTACTCGACGAGATCGATCGTTTTCCGGTATCGGCCGGATCCGAAGGCGATCCCGTGGCCCTCGCGCGCGTTCGCACGCGCAACTTTGCCGCCGTGCTCGATGCCCTCGTCGTGATGACGAGCTCGCCGACGATCGAGGGGCAATCGCGAATCGAGAAAGCTTACCGGGCGAGCGATCGGCGGCGGCTTTTGGTGCAATGCCCGGCGTGTGACGGTTTCCAAGAGCCGCTTTGGCAAAATGTGAAATGGTCGGATCTCGGCCTGGCACCGGCCGACGCCGTTTATGTTTGCCCGCTATGCGAGACGCAAATCAGCGACACCGAGAAAGACGAATTGATCGCGCGTTATACCTGGGAACCCGAGGGCGAGCTCAACGGGATCGCGGGTTTCAAATTACCGGGCACCGTTTCACCGTGGATCACGTGGGGCGAAATGGCCGAAGAGGTAACGCGCGCGGCGCACGAGCACTCGATCGAACAAAAACAAGTCTTTGTAAACACGACGCTCGGCGAACTTTGGCAACCGTGGGAAGAGATCGACAAAGAGGATCTCGAATTCCGGCAAGAAGAATATAAAGCCGAGGTGCCCGCGGGCGTCGTGGTCTTAACTTTCGCGGTTGACGTGCAGATCGATCGCCTCGAATGCGAGATCGCCGGGTGGGGCGTGGGTGACGAAAGATGGTCGATCGACTATCAGATCTTGCGCGGCGATCCGGCGCGCGTCTCGATCGAGGGTGAATTCACCGTGTGGGATGAACTCGCGCGCTATCTCGATCGCGATTGGCGGCATGAGCTCGGGGTGATGATGCGCGTACGGTGCGGGTGCATCGACTCGGGCGGCGCATACACCGATGCGGTTTATAAATTCGCGAAGCGCGCGGCCATGCGGCGCAAACTATGGTGGGCCGTCAAGGGCTCTTCGATACCGGGCAAACCGATCGCACCAAAGAAACCTTCGCGCGTCGGCCGCGAGAATGTCGCCTTACGAACGATCGGCACCGAAGTCGCAAAGGATCGAATCGCGGCGGCCCTCAAAACCGGGTGGGATAAAGAGGGCCTATGGCTCGGCGGGCCTGGCTCGTATCACTTTCCGTCGCATTACACGCCCGACTATTTCGATCAACTCACGAGCGAGCGCGCGGTGCAAAGTTATCACCGCGGCTTTCCCGTCAAGCGGTGGGAATTAAAAACGGGCGCGCGAAATGAGGCGTGGGATGATCTCGTGTACAATCTCGCCGCTAAAGAGATCCTCAAACCGAACTTGAAACACTATCGAGATCTGTTACTTGAGCGCGTCGCGCGCGCGAAAGACAAACCCGAGCCAGGCGACGAGGGCGAGGATAAAGAGCCGAAAGGCGGCGGAGGGCCCACGGGCCCGGCACCGACGCCACGCGCGCCAACATACAGAGCACCGCGGCGACGTGGCGGCTTTGTACACCGATGGTAAATCAAACCGAAAGGGGCAAAAAAAAATGGTAACACCCGAGGCAATCGCAGCACGCCAAACGCCGCAAGCGGAAAACGAAACCGGGGAAGCGCCAGATCTTCGCACGCTCGAAGGCGCGCGCGCTTTTCTCTGCTATCACTCACCGAGCCCGGCCGAGTCGATCGCGCATTCGCGAGTCAATCTCGCTTTCCAAGATCTTCTCGCGGTGCTTTGGCCCGAGGTGCCCGCGGGGCCAGGGAAAACGATCTTGATCCGCGATCTCAATCGCGCCCGCATGGCCGCGAACTCGGCGATCGCGAATCATGGCAGCTAAGAAAGCCGCGAGCTCGAATGTTTCATGTGCCCGAAAAATATCGGATCAAACAAGGGCCGCAAGGTACGGATTTCACCGCGGGCAACAATGGCGCATTCGAATTGCCGCCTATGATCGGCTCGCGTCGGCTCTTTATTATTGCCAGTGACGGCCGCGATTGGCAGCAAGCGGGGCTCGACGGCGAGGCCTGGGAGCACGTATCAGTGCATGTTTTAGAAGGCAAGAAAACCTCGACGCCCACATGGCGCGAAATGGCGGCCATCAAAGATCTATTTTGGGATCCCGAGGACGTCGTGATCCAATTTCACCCGGCGCGATCGCAATATGTAAATCTACACCCGAACGTTTTGCATCTATGGCGGCCCACACAAAGCAAATTGCCGACGCCGCCCTTAGCAACTATTTAACCTCGCGATGGTAAACAAAGCCGATACGGTGCACCTCGAACGAGTGCGGCCGGGCATCGCACCGGGCGGCGTTTGGGTGCGGATCTGTACGCGCGATGCTTTGCTCGACGAGTATGCAATCCCGTCGATCGAATCGGCCGGGCAGCAAGCGGCGAGCGATGCGGCTCGGGCTTTGCCCTACCTCAAGCTTGGCGAAACGATCCGAAACTATTTTTACGACGGCGACTCGGGCGAATGCCTGTGCACTTTGATCACCGAGCGAGAATAAATTGCGCCACGTGCGCCGACGCTCGGGCCAGGGGATCGGTTATGATCCCGATCGCCTATTGTCGCGTTTCCTTTAGAGGGTGCGGATCCTGCTAAAGGGGATAAGGCCGAGCCCGAGGGGCTTTCGCCCGGTCGCCAGGGCTCGGCCTTTTTGTCTCGCCGATGAAAAGCGAACGCCTCGCTTTTTGGTTTCTTATTTCGATCGCCTTCGCGCTTGTCGTCGCCGCCCTCTTTGCCTTGTGGGCCATGCGATAAGCCACCCGCCGCGACGCTCGGGCCCGCGCTTCGTGTAGGCTTGCCGCGCGATGCCAGAATCGACAATCACGGATCCGGTTGATCCCGGTTTTAAAAAAACCTTTACGCTCGATTACACCTCGATGCTCGCCGGGCTTGGCGGCGCAACGACGCCCAAACTCACGGCGTCAACCTGGGAGATCCCGGCCGAGCTCGTCGAACTTTCGTCGTCGTTTAGCGACACCTCGACGCAAATCAAGATCGATTTTGCGGCCTCGGTGATCGGCCATAATTACGCGATTTATAACGACGTCGTGACGGACAGCGGCGAGGCCAGGCGGCGCGCTTTGATTATTCCCGTACGCGATGCGGCAAGCTTCACCGATGCTTCGGATCTGAAAGCCACCCTCGACGCGATCCGCGCGGCGATCGCGCAAACCGCAACGCGGGCCCAATTGCGGCGGCAAATCGGCGACAAGGCGATCGAGTGGTTTACACCCGAGCAATTGATGGCCGCCGAGACGCGCTATCAACAACTATACAACGCGGCGAAGCGCGAAGAGCGCGTGCGCCAGGGCGATCCGTTTATCTCAAACATTCACACGCGCTTTGTAGGTTAAAGCATGAAGATCACGACGAGACTCAAACGAGCGGCGCGAAAATATCTCGGCCTTGACGCGCCCGCGGCGCGATATTATCGGCGCTCTTACAAAGCGGCGAATCCCACGAACCTCACGGCCGATTGGTCAACCGTACAAACGACGGCGAATCAAGAGCTACGCCGATCACTTCGCAACTTACGCAACCGCTCGCGTGAGCTATATCGAAACAAAGGCGTGATGAAAAAATACCTCTCGATGCTCGCGGCGAATGTAATCGGGCCCGATGGGATCGTGCTGCGAGTGCAATTCGATCCGCACGGCAATTCGACGCCCGAGCGCGACGCCGAGCTCGGCCGTCAAATCGAGGCGGCCTTTCAAGAGTGGAGCGATCCCGACAATGCGAGCACCTCGGGCAAAATGTCTTTCGTGGGCCAACAATGGTATGCACTTCGAGTTATGGCCCGCGACGGCGAGTTTCTGTGCCGCGAGATTAACAATGCCCCGAACCGTTTCGGGTATGCCTTGAACTTCCGCGATCCTTCCTGGCTCGATGAAACCTTTAATCAGATTTTGCCCGATGATCATCGGATCATAATGTCAGTCGAACTTGATACGAACGATCGGCCCGTCACTTATTGGCTCACGCGCCCGGCGTCAGATTATCTCTACCCGGAATTTGATCCAACATATCGTTATCGAACGCCGGTGCCCGCCGCCGAAGTGATCCATAAATTTTTAGTGACTGAGGACGAGTTACAAACCCGCGGCGTGCCGTGGGTGCATGCGGCAATGGAGGACATACATATCGCGGGCGGCATGATCAACGCCGAACTTGCGGCCTCGCGCGTCGGCGCATGCGTCACCGATTACTTAATGCCGCCGAAAGATGAAGATCAAACCGATTCGCCGGAGATCATGCCGCCCGATTTTGAGGCGGGCGCGATTCGCGAACTTGAGCCAGGCGTCGCGCAAGTGTTACCGGCCGGGTGGGAAGTAAAGACAAACGATCCGAAACACCCGAACGCCGCGATGGGCGATTTCATTAAGGCCGTCAAGCGCGATATAGCCTCGGGGCTCGAAGTCTCATACGAGGCACTTTCCAACGATCGCGAAAATGTTAATTACTCGTCGATCCGCGCGGGTCTACTCGAAGAGCGCGACTATTACCGCATGCTGCAAAAATTTATGATCCAGCATTTTTGTCATCGAGTGTTTCGCAATTGGCTTCGCTCGGCGATGCTCACCGGCGCGATAGATCTCTCGCTTCGTGATTTCGAGCGCGTGCGCGATACCTGGCGGCCGCGCGGGTGGGACTGGGTTGATCCGCTCAAAGATATACAAGCGGCGATCCTGGCAATTATGAACGGGCTCGAATCGCGTACGGATTACTGCGACGAACGCGGCGATGATTTTCTCGACAACGTTAAAAAGCTCGCCGTCGAAAACAAACTACTCGACGAGGTGGGCTTGTCGCCTTCACTCGTGGCGAAAGTCGCGCCCAAACCCACGGCCGAAAAGACGCAACCGGGCGCGGGCGAGCCGCCCGGCGAGGCGCAGGATACAGGCGAGTCCGACAGCGCGCGCGTACTTCCGATCTTCGAATCGGTGCTGCTCCCGAGCACCCGATCACAATAAATGCGCCACCCGGCGCGACGCTCACACAAGATGTTGTGCTAGTTTCTCGGCGCAATGCCAAAACGATCGACAAAGCGCAACGGGCACAAGTTCGCCGAGGTGCTCGAACGTCGCTACGAGATGCCCTTCGTAATCGAGCGCGATGCCACGATCGACACCGAGAAGCGCACGGTTGAACTCTCGATCTCTTCTGATACGCCGATCGATCATTGGTTCGGCCGGATCATTCTCGATCACGCGCCCGGCTCGGTGCGAATGAATCGGCTTATGGCCGGGGCACCGTTGCTCTTAAATCACGCCGTGGATCAACAAATCGGCGTGCTCGAAAACACGCGGCTCGACGGCGGCAAACTCCGCGCAACCGCGCGCTTCTCACGAAGTCAACTCGGTGACGAGATCTTTCAAGATATCAAAGACGGGATCCGCCGCGGCACTTCGGCCGGTTTCATCCTTCACGAGCTCGATCTCGAACAAAAAAGCGACAAGGGCCCGAATACATACCGGTCGCGTGACTGGGAACCTTTAGAGGCTTCGATCGCCTCGGTGCCGCGCGATATTTCCGTCGGCGTCGGCCGGGCCGTGGCCGTGGCCGTGGCCGTCGATGAGGACGAGGACGAGGACGACGACGAGGACGAAACCGACGACGACGAAACCGACGACGAGAAAGGCCAGGGCGGGGCCGACGACGAAGAAGAGAACAACCGAAAGGCGCGCGCCGCGCGAATTCCGAAACGAGAAACGAGGGCTTTGATTATGGAAACCCAACCGACGCAACCGACGCCGCGATCACCGCTCGCCGTGATGACGGAGCGCACTAATTCTTTCGTCGAGTTCGTCACGAGTTACGGCACAACGCCCGAGCGCAAGATCGAACTCGAAGAGCTCGCCCGCGAGTTCGCGCTCACGGATCGAAGTGAAAAAGATTTTTTCGCGGCCGTGAATGAAAAGCGCGCCGCCTGGAAAACACCGGTACCACCGGCCGCGCCGCTCGTGACGCTCACCGATGCCGAGCGCAAAGAATATTCGATCTCGCGCGCGATCCTCGTCGATGCCAATGGCCGCGATCACGATTATCGCGGCACCGAAACGAATTGTTTCGAGCTCGAAGTATCGCGCGAGATCCAACGCAAACTAAACGCGCCCGGCGTTAAAGATCACGGCGGCTTTTATATGCCGACGGGGATCGCTCTGCGCGGCCTCACGCTCCAACGCGCGGGCCTCGATACGAAAACGGCCACGAAGGGCGCAGAACTTTTGTTTATTGAGCCCGGCTCGTTTATCGAGATGTTACGCAACCGGGCAAAAGTGATGATGCTCGGGGCGACCGTATTGCCTGGCCTCACAAGTAATGTCGCCTTCCCGCGGCAAACCGGCGCGGGCTCGTTTACCTGGGTCGCAGAGAATCCGGGCGCGGACGTCGCCGAGTCGAATCTTTTACTCGATCAAATGGTGCTCGCGCCGAAAACGGGCCAAAGTTCGACGAGCTATTCGCGCCAATTGCTCACGCAAGGCGTCGCCAATATCGACTCGCTCGTACAAAACGATCTTGTGCAAATCAATGCCCTCGCGATCGATCTGGCCGCAATTCACGGTGCGGGCGCGCCTGCGCCGACGGGGATCTACTCGTTAACCGGCGTCAACGCCGAGGCCTTCGCGGGCGGGATCACCTTCGCGCACGTCGTGAACATGGAAACGTTGATCGAGGCCGCGAACGCGGACGTGGGCACTATGGCCTATTTGACGACGCCCGAGATCGGCGGCAAGGCCAAACAAGCCCCGGTGCTCGCGAATACGGTGGGCTTGCCGATCTGGCAAAACGGACAAATGAACGGATACCGGGCCGAGGTATCAAATCAAGTTTCGAAAGTTCTCGGCGCGGGTGCCGAGCACGGGATCGTTTTTGGCGTGTGGTCTGAACTCGTGATCGGCGAGTGGGGCGCGCTCGAAATAATTACGGATCCTTACCGGCTCAAAAAGCAAGGCATGATCGAGGTTACGAGTTTCATTATGGTTGATATTAACGCCCGGCATCCGAAGGCCTTCTCGAAGGGCACGGGCTTAACTAACACCTAACCGCGAGGCCTGGCCCGGTGATGATCGTTCGCCGCGGATATTTCGCGCGGCGCTATTGGAGGCGAAGAGAAAATATGCCGCCCGTTGGCTTTGGTCGCACCGATAAAACCCGGCGGATCCGCTTTCGCTCAAACGTATGCTTCGAGGGCACGGATTACGGGCCCGATTACGACGAGGACGAGGCCGACGTGCCGATCAATTTCGCTTTCGAGCTCGTGAATGACGGCCGCGGCGAACTCGTCGACGACGGGCCCGACGAGGCCGAGATCGACGAGACGGCCGGGCGCGGCCAGGCGGCCGCAAAGAAAGCACCGGCACCGGCGAAGGGTAAAAAGTAATTGTCGAGCGGATTCGCCAAAGCGGATCTTGAGTCGTTTTTTGATATCGACGGCTTGGGCGTGCGCGGCCACATTACCGGGCCCGCCGCGTTCGTTCTCGACGTCAACGGAGTTTTTGATCTCGGCACGCTAAACGTCGTGGCTTATCCCGAAACGGCCGTTGACACTGACGAGCCCTCTTTCGAATGCGCGGCGCATGAGCTCGTCGGCGTTGCTAACGGTATGACGCTCACGATGCCGGATCTCGAAGCCCACGAGGACGGCTTCGGCGTCAGTTACGAGATCCTCGAACTTGCGCCCGCGGGCGTGCAAACAACGCGGATCCATTTACGGGCCTTGTGAATGAAAGTCGCAAAACAATTTTTGATTCTCGCTTTGTTGGCGCTTTGGATCGCCGCGCCTGGGGTGGCTTATGCACACGGGGGCTATAAGCGCATGACGACGGCCACGAAGCGCCAACAAATCGTAACGAAGTTAATCGCGCGCCTGGCGCGGATTCAGATCGCGAACGGCTTTGCCACGGATATCGGCACGGTGCCCGCCGATGATTGGCCGACGCGCTTTACTGAGAAAGATCTCCGCGATGCCACGCGTCTCGGCATCTTCGATCTAACAAACAAAAGCTTTCAAGAGTTTCCAAACGAAAAAAAGATCTCGAATATTTTGCCGCTACAAGTTCGGATCTTTCACGCGCGCACCGTCTCGCCCGCGCAATTGCGGTTAATGATCGCCGATGTGATGCGGGCAGTAATCGAGGACGAAACCACCGGCGATCGCGATCCGACTCTCGGCGGCCTGGCCGTCGATACGAAACCCGACGAGGACGGTTTTATCGTTCCTAAAGAGACGTTCGCGATCGAGGGTGCCGCCGTCGGCTTTACGGTGGAGTTTCTAACGCCGCCGTTCGATGCTTACGACGTCGCAAATTGAAAGCGAGGGCCGCCACCTATGGGCGTTCAATATTTCATCGGCGCGGGCGATATTTACGTCGCGAAGCTTGATGCCAACTTTAACCCGTTGGACTTTCGCAACGTCGGCGAGGCACCCGTTTTTGAGTTCGATCCGACGGTCGATTACGCCGACAACTTCGCCACAAACAAACTCACGCCCAATTTGCAAGATCTACACATTCCGATCAAGCACTCGGCACCGGTGCACTTGACAATCAAAGAGCGCACGGCAAAAAACCTTGAGCTCGAACTCTTCGGCGTCTCGACGGCCGAGATCGGCGGATCCTATACGGGCAACGATCCTTTCTCGACGGGGATCACGGCCGGGCAAACCGTTTTAATACCTGGCGGCCACATGGGGATCACAAATCTCGTAGTGCATGACTCGGCGGCCACGCCCGCCGTTGTGCCCGTCACCGATTATCAAGTAAATCCCGATGCACCCTTTGTCACCTTTTTGACGATCGGGACTTTCGTGCAACCGTTCAAGGCATTCTCGTATACGTATCAAGATTCGAATATGGTAACGATCCTCGATACGCCGACGCCCGAACTTTGCGTTATTTTCGACGGTAAAAACCTCGCCTTTGCCGAGCGTATATGGTGCCGTCTCGATCGCGTCTCGTTTGGGCCCGCCGCTAAAGTCTCGCTCAAGAGCGGCGGCGAAGGCGGCACCGGTAACGTCGTCTCGGCTTACGAGCTCGCGGGCGCGGCTTTGATCGTGCCTGGCCGTCTCTCGTACGGGCAATATAGGAGTTATTAAAAAGATCACGTTAGGCGTGAGGCTTCGCCCGCGGCGAGCGGTCGAGGATGATCTTTGATCGGTTTGCCAAAGATGAACTTGGGGGGCATGTCTGGCCGTTGTTTCATCCGAAGGGCAAATCAGCTTTTGGAACTAAAGCCGCGCGACGGGCCAGGGATGCGGGCCCGTCGCCCGCGGCTTTCCCACAACTGCAATATTTTTTCCCGCCTCGTCAATGAGATCTCCGCTCGTTGACGCGCCATCAAAATCAATTTTTCAGAAAGGGCAAGGATCCGCTCGATGCCTAAAGCAAGTCAGTTTATTAACGCCACGCGCACGATCAAGATCCCTCTAACGTTCGAAGAGGAAAACGGCGATCGCAAAAGCGAAGTTTTTGCGGTGGTCTATCGCGCCTTTAGTCCGAAAGTCGCCGAAGAGATGAGCGCGATCGAAAGCGGCGAGGGCGCGAACATGGCCCGATCGCTCGCGCGCATGCTCGTAAAAATTCCCGAGATCATTAACGAGGACGGCTCGCCCGTCGAGATGAACGAAGAGAACCTCGCGCAATTCAGCGGCGAGAATCTCAAGGCCCTTTATGAGGGCGTAACGCAGGACATAAACCCTACGCCGACGCCGGTGCCCTTGCCCGACTCGCCCGTTATCTCCGAACCGGCGACGACAGCGGCGGCAAATTAGATCTCGGGGATCTCGTTTATGTGAGTTTGGCGATTCGCATGCAATGCACGCCGACGGAGATATATGAACAATGGTCGCAACGCGACGTTAATTCGATTTTGTTTTATCTCGAAGCGCGATCAATCGCCGAAGAGCCCGAGGATCTCAATTTTTATCGACGCCTGGCAGGAGTCAGATGATACAACCGCGGATCAATATTAAGATCATCGGCAATCCGAACCTCGACAAGCAAAACCGTTTTGCTTTGGCCGTGGCGCTTACCAAAACGGCTAAAGAGGGCCAGGCGTCGATCGTCAAATCGTTACGTTCGCACTTTAGTATCCGAAACAATTGGCCCGAGCAATCAAACGTTTACGGCGTGCGGGTGAAACCGGCGACCAAAGAAACCTTGACGACATGGATCGGCACGGCCGCCGATTGGCTCGATAAGTTCGTCGAAGCACCGGCCGGATCGACGGTGATCCGCACTCCGCAGGGCGGCGAATACTTGGCGATCCCGACGACTAACATTAAGCGCACAAAGCGCGAGATCATTCGCGCGATGCAACGGCCGCGGGCGCTCAAAGGTAAGCGCGACGTTGTGCTCCCGATGAAAAACGGCCGCGGCATGGTGCTATTTCAACGCCGCGGCCGTGGGCGCGGCTCGCAACTCGTCGCCCTCTATGTGCTAGTCAAACGGGCGAAGATCAAAGAGCTCGACGTGTTAGAGGGCCCGGCCGTGAAAGTTTTCGAGAATCGTTTTTCGTTGATCTTTCAAGACGAATTAGCACGGGCTTACGCCACGGCAAAATAACAAAATTATGGCCCGCGCAATTACAGCTTTTAGACAACGGATCGAGATCGCCGTCGATAACGCGCAAGCCTCGCGCGCCCTCGCCCAAACCGAAAAACAGATCGGACAAATAACGAAGGCGGGTAAAGGTTTTCTCGGCGCTTTCTCAAGCGAGGCCGCGGCGGGCATCGAAAAAATTCAAGGCCTCACCGGATCACTAGGCACGTTGGCCTCGGGCCTGGGCGTCTCGGCCGGGCCCGCGGGGATCCTGGCGGGGAGTCTGGCCTCGATCGGCACCGTCGCGGCCGGTGCGGGCATTGCACTTTTCAAACTTGCCGATAGCTCGGCCGAGTACGGCGACAAGGTTTACAAGGCGAGCGAAAAAACGGCGCTCAGCGCCGAGACGATCTCGGCCCTCGCAATCGCGGGCAAGGAAGTCGGGCTTGAGATCGAGGACGTCGCGGGTGGCCTCTCGAAGTTTACGATCAACATGGCGGCCGCGGCCGAGGGTAACGAAAAGTTTGCCGCCAAGTTTCAGAAAATGGGGATCGACGTTAAAGAGGGCATCAAAGATCCCGACAAAGCCCTCGCCGATTTTATAAAACGTTTCGAAGAGTTACCCGATAAACAATCACGAATCGCCGCGGCCTCGGGCATCTTCGGCAAAAAGTTCGGTGCGAACCTCGTTGCCATGTTCGACGAGGTGGGTGGCAGTCTCGACGAGTTCGAGAAAAAACTCCGCGACATGGGCCTACTCGTCGATGATCAGACGGCCGAGCAAAGCCATCAGTTCGAGAAAATGAAAAAAGATTTCGAAGTTAGCTTCGCGGCCATGACGCGCACGATTGGCTTTGAGGTGATCCCGGCCTTCGAATCTATGTTTACCTCAGTTAACGCGAGCCTCGAAGCAAATCAGCAAAATTGGAAAAGGTGGGGCGATGATATCGCCGTCGTTATTTTGGGGATCGAGGGCAATCTTTCGGCCTTGCATAATTTCGTTAACAAACTCGATTGGACGAACGCCTTGCCGCTTTATGGCAATGTTAAGACGTTGCTAGATCTCACCGGCGCTTATAAAGACGCAGTTAAAGATACCGGCACCGCATACCGGCTCGCCTTACACCCGCCCGAGGCTGGGATCGAATTGCCGCGAATTTTTGGCATGAAAAAGCCGAAAGGTTTTTTTGATGAAGAGGACGGCGACGGCGACGGCGAAAAGAAAAAAAAGGCGGCAAAAAGAGTTCTCGATCCGCTCGAAAAATATCGTCAACTATTGGAGCGCGTCACCGAGCGAAGCCAAAGCCTCACCGACAAATCGGAACATATGCGCGTCGAGCTCGAATTTCAGCGCAGCGGAATTGAAAAGCTTACCGGTAAGGTGCGCGAGGCGGCCGAAGAATTCAAAAAGCTTGCGTTAGTTCAAGCCGACATAATCGACACGAACAAAGAGGCGGCCGACGTACAAGAAAAACTCACCGAGGACACCAAAAAAGAGAAAGAAGCGATCACCGCTTTTCTCCAACGTCAACGCGAAGAGCTCGATCAACTTTTGGGGATCGAACATTCAGCCTCGGAGGCCTATGCACAATTTATCGTCAACATGAAAGACGCGCCCAACAAGATCTCAGACGTCGATCTGGCAATGATGAAGCTTAACGCCACCTCGATCGATTTTCTCAAAACTTATCAAAAACTAAACGCCGAGATCGAAGCGCCCGCGGTGCCGCGCCTGGGCGAGATCATGGAGGACTACAACAAAAAGATCGCGGTCGATCTGCAAAAACAGATCTTTCAATTAGGGCCGCCGCCCGCACCCGTACAAAACAAGTGGAAAGATTTCTTTAAAAAAGGTTTGTTTGATGCGATCGGCGAGGTGGCTTCGCAGATCCCGCAACAAAAACAAGTCTCTAAAAAGCGCGGATTTTTTTCCAAACTTCTGGGCGTGGCCGCACCGTTTCTCTCGTTTATTCCGGGCATCGGGCCGATCGCCTCAATGGCCGCGGGCGCGTTAAGCCAGGGGCTCGCCGGTAACTGGGGCGGCGCGCTCCAAAGTATCGCAAGCGGCTTTGGGCCAGGCGGCGCAATCAGCGGCATGTTATCGCGTGGCGGCACGCCGGGGATCAATGTTTCGGCCCTCGGCGAAGCACCCGCGCCCACGCCGACAATTCAACTCGCGCACCGAGCCGCGGGCGGGCCCGTTTATACCGGCCGCCCTTATCTGGTGGGCGAACGTGGGCCCGAGCTCTTCGTGCCCGGCCAGGGCGGCGCAATCGCCGCGAACGGCGGCGGCAACATGGCGGCCGTGCTCGAAGGCCTGCGCGTCGAGATCTCGCGCCTGGGCTCGATGCCGCCCGAGCATGTCGTAATGAAAGGCGCGCACGGGATCTCGCGCGCTATGGACTCCGACGCGAGCCTCGCCGATCAATATGGCCGACGCTTGCGCCTGGCGTGAAACGTTTATGAATTGGCAATTAATTTTGGAGCTCGGGGCTTTGGTGCTTTTGATCGCCGCAATCTTTTATCGCGTCACGAGCTCGAAGGAATGACATACCAAACGATCAAAACGGACGGTTTTTTATTGACGCGCACGAGCGCGGCCTTTGTGATCGCGCACGGCGGATTCGGCGACGGTTACGACGCCGCGCAAACTTTAACCGAAGCGATTCGCAAGTGGTCGATCAAGATCGACGTTTTGCCAGATCTGCCCGGCACGCCGCTCGTGAATAGCGAGACGCGCGCCGCTTACTTGTGGGATTTTTTCAACGCCCGCAAGGCCGAAGGCAACTCGCCTTTTTGGATTCAAGATCCGAAAGACAATCAAATGTATCTCGCCGCATTCAATGACGAGGCCCTCGGCTTCGATATGTTGCGGAGCGACGTGTATGCGGCCGGGCTTGAGCTCGTACAAAGACGCGTGACGGATCAAACTACGCCGATCGCACCCGTGGGCCTCGAATGACAAAACAACTTCGCACCGTCGGCTTTCTCTTTACTCGCACCGAGATCGGCTCGGCGGTGCTCTCGGCGGATTACGGCGACGCTTACCGGCCGCCCGGCGCGGTGATCGGCGCGGCCCTTCGCGGTTGGACGGCGAAGATCGACGCCTTGCCCGACGATCCGGCACTCGGGCTCGTCGAGGGCCAGGCGCGCGCCTCTTACTTGTGGGACTTTTTCGCGAACTCGAAGAACAACAACGACGAGCCCTTTTTGTTGCACGATTATAAAGACGATCAATATTACTTGGCTTCGTTCGTCGAGGACGAGCTCACATTCGAGATCCTTTGTTCGCAAGTTTTTTCGACGGGCGTGCAATTTCGCGAGCGGCGGATCGTGGGCGTCACTTACCCGATCGCGGGCCTCGGGATCCTCGACGAGCAAGCGGCCGCCGAGATCACCGATGAAACCGGCGCAACGATTTACGAAGAGGGGATCTATTAAGCGATGAAGATCTCAGAATATACCGAACTCTTCGCACCCGACGACACCGATTACCTTGTGATCGTGCATGCGGGCGTGACGCAAAAAGTAAGACTCGGCGTCTTACATACGAGCGGCGGCGGCGGCGGCTCGGGCGGCATGACCGATCCTGGCGCGAACGGGATCGTAATTCGCGAGGCGACGAACATTACGATCGCCCGTTCGTTGATCGCACCGGCCGCGGGCCTGGCAATCGTTAACCCCGACGGGATTTCGGGCAATCCTACATTTTCACTTGCGAACGATCTCGCGGGCCTCGAAGCCCTCACCGGCACCGGCTACCCGAAACGCACGGCGGCCGATACCTGGGCCCTCAATGCGGGCGTGCCCGCGGGCGATATCTCGGGCGCGCAAGCCCTCACTAAAACCGACGACGCGAACGTTACGATCGCCCTCGGCGGATCACCGGGCACGGCACTTCTCGCGCCCGCCTCGATCGCGCTCGGGTGGGCCGGTCAATTAGCAGTCGGCCGCGGCGGCACCGGTGCGGCGGCCCTCGCCGCTAATGGGATCCTGTATGGCGGCGGCACCGGCGCGATTCAAGCCCTCGCCGTCAACGCCGCGGCCGGGCGGCAATTTCTCACCCAAGCAAGCGGCAACGCGCCCGCCTGGGCGGCAATCAGCGCGGCCGATCTACCCGGTAACTTTTCGGGCTTCGCGAATCCCTCGGCGCTCGTGGGCCTGGCGACGATTAACGGCACGGCCACGACGGCCATGCGAAGCGATGCGGCACCGGCGTTGAGCCAGGCAATCACGCCCACATGGAGCGCGCTTCACACGTTCAGCGCGGGGATCTCGATGAACGCCACGAAGATCACGAACCTCGCGCAAGCCATGGCCGCCACCGATGCCCTCGCGGCCGGGCGCACGCTCACCGAGGGCGCGGGCCTGGCCGGTAACACTTACGATCTCACGGCGAACCGCACGCTTGCCCTCGGCGTGCCCTCGGGGCTTTCGGTTTCATCGGTGAACCTGGCCGCGGGCACGAGTCACGCGCACGCGATCGCCACGAGTTCAAACCCCGGCGCGGCGGCCGTGATCCTGGCGACCGATGCGAGCGGTTATCTAACAACCGTACGCCACACTGTCACCGATTATTTTTTCGTTAACGCGGCCACGGCAAATCTTTATTTGCACAACGCGAGCACAAACCCGACGGGGTGGCAATCGAGCGCGGATCTTATCGTGACGCCGCAAGCTAACAACTCGATCCGCTCGACGAACTTTACGAGCGGCCTTGTCGGGTGGTCGATCAACGCCGCGGGTGATGCGGAATTTAACAACATAGTGACGCGCGGCGAATTGCGCGCCTCGGTTTTTAAAGTCAACGAGATCGCCGCCACGGGCGGCACACTCGGCGTCTTTTATTCGGCGAGCACCTTACACGACGATCTAACAATTCCGCTCGGCGGCGGCGCTTTCACTTTCAACGCGAAGAACAGCGATATAACCGCGACGGCGATGCTCTTTGATCTCAATCACATTGTGAGGATCAAAGCTTATGTCGCGCCGAGCGGCACGATTATCGCCGACACGTGGGCCACGATCACGAGTAAGAGCAATCAGGGCACATATACAACCTATGGCGCAAACTTTAATTCGGGATCAACAAACGTAACGTTTCGCGCGGGCACGTCCGTCGTCGATTACGGTTTGACGGGCACCGGTTTCATTACTTTAAGCGCCGACGGCACCGTAGGGCCTACGCCGAATTTGACAATGGCAAAGCACGCCGGATCGCCGTGGGGCTCGATTACAACGCTCTTGAGGATCGGCAACCTTAACGGCGCTTATGTTTATTCGACGGACGTGTACGGGATCGGCCTGGGCCAATATGGCACCGCGAATATACCCTCGATCACGATCGAGCCGACGAA